GTGCCTGCAAGCAGCACATCCATTTACGATGCTGCCGCAAATGCTGCAGCTACATCGCAGTCCAATAATACTGTTACGCTCGGAGAACGAGTTGCTCCTACAGTAACGTTAACTGGCCCCAGCGGCGTCGTTACCGCAGCCTTCAATGTAACAGCGACCTTCAGCGAAGTTGTTACAGGGCTTCTTCAAGCGGAAATAACCATACCTGCATCTGATGGTACAGTTACTAGCCTGAGTGGCAGTGGTGCTGTCTATACGATCACGATAAATCCGATACTTGGGCAAACAGTTAATGTGTCAATTGCAGCAAATGTTGCACAGGATGGCGCCGGTAACGGCAACACAGCCTCTAATACCCTCTCAATCCAAGCTGGTAGTCCTGCCTCTGAGTTTGAGAAACATAAGACGGCCATTAAAGCTGTAATAACGGGCGAAGCAAAACGTGCTTTGCGTAGTGGCCTTGCCTCAGATCAACGGATGATGACCAATACCCGAACACGCTTCATTGCAGACCAATCAGGACCTGACGCAAATCAGGATGTCGCTTTCTTCTTGGATGGCTCTGCTGAGCTAAAGGCTACGCACCTAGGTGCAAAGGCTACAGCGAAGGGCAACTTCTTTAACCTGCAAGCAACAGGTGATGGAACATGGCGCAAGCTGGCTTTCGGAGACTTCGATGTGCAGACTGATGACGCCAAGAACGTCAGTGGCTTCCTTAAGGGGCGAATGGCGTTTGAGACTAACCTCAACAGCACGACTATGCTAGGATACTTCGTAGGTGGTGGGGTTGGGCGTTCAACGCTGAAGGGTACATTCGAGGGTAGCCAGAATAGCTTTGGCGCCAGCGTTGGCGGCTATCTTGTGCAAACCCTCGCCAAGGATGTCTACGCCGATATGTTTGCCTCTCTGGGAGCCAATCGCAACACCCTTAAGCTGAGCAATGGCACCCTAGACCTCGACAGCTTCTACAGCACGACAACCTCCACTATCGGCGGCAGTGTCACTGGGGTGTACGATATGGATGGCTTTGAGGTCTGGCCAGCACTGACCTTCACTTACGGCAAGACGAATGTGGGCAATGTTGACTTCACAGGCAAAGCCTACGGCATCACAGACACAACGCTAAGCCTAGACGCAGGTAAAGTGCATCTGGCCAGGCTCAGCTTCACTCCAGAGATACGTATGCCATTCGAGCTGCAAGAGGGTTCTGACACCAGCTCTATGGCAACCATCGCACCACGCTACACTTGCGAGCAAACCAGCCGCAACTCATCTAGCAGGAACTGTGGCTCCGGAGCGGCTATTGGGCTTATGACAACATCTGAGGATGGGCTGACAAATCTCAACGCTCAGTTCCAGTATGACAAGGTCGGCTCAACTACCCGCAGGTCACTTCAGCTGGGCTTTGAGCATAAGTTCTAGGCCACACATAGCAACCACCTAGCAGGACGGCGAATGTGTCCTCCTGCTAGAATATAGCAGCGGCTACGCCAGTTACTCACTCAAGCACCAATAATAGGACGCCTTACTGAGCCCAAGCTGCTCAATAGCCTGTAGTCGCACTACGCCAGCTTCCACGAGTGCTTTGGCCTTGGATCACTGACGTAGGGCTGTTGGCACCGGATACCGAAGGTAAAACTTTACCTTGGATTCCCACCTACAAAACGGGCCAATCCAATTCGCTTGGTTATGAATCCTTGGGGGCCCATTAGCCTCACACAGAGGCTCGTTCAGGCACGATTGCGTAGGTTATCAACTCGTGTGAGCTAGGAGGTTCGGTGCATCAGGCACCGTTATTGAGTATCACACTCACGCTGACATTTCATGCAGTGACTCGCAAATGTTATTCCACCTCAATGTCCATCTTTGCATTAGCAGCACCGATAAGCGCATCATAACTAGCTCCACAATACACTATGCGGAACTCAAAAGTCTTCTGACCACAGGATGAACATCTTGCTTTGGCTCTGACGTGATCGACAGTCGTTTCGCCGCCATATCGTTTAATCATGTCCTGCACAGATATGAGTGGCGAATGACCACACGGACACTCAAACGATAAGTGGTTCATGGTGATGTGCTGTAGCTGTGTCATTCCGATACCCCACCTAATTGTTAATCAGATTGGATCGGCAGCAGAGCCATCTTCGTTCATTCGATGTTGAGCATAGACAAGATCATCGTCATGCGCCGATACCCAGTGAAAACTTTCATCCGCAAATGGTTTTACTCAAAGCCTATTCGCTGCATTCAGCACAGTCTTTCCATACCACATACCGCCTCTCGCAGTCGGCACATTCATAGCGTTTAGCTGCTGGGCTATCTGCTCCCACGTGCTGCCGCTCTCACGCATTGAGGTGATAGTAGGCGCAATGGTCTTAGCACGAGCATCAGCCTCATCTCGTACAGCTTTGTGTCGGGCCTCTGCTTCTGGCCTTGACCCACCAAGCTTAACGCCACGAGCTTTAGCTGCTGCAAGTGCCGCTTTGGTGCGGGTGGATATAAAGTCTCGCTCCATCTCAGCCATAATACCGTAGAAGTAGAGCATGTTCTTATCGGCGCTGGGCAGTGATGCCACACGAAAGTCCAGCTTCTTGTCCTTCATCAAGCCAGACAGATGGTGGATGTCTCTACTCAAGCGGTCGACCTTAGATACAATCAGCGTGGCTTTATTCCGCTTGCTGACATCAATAGCTTTAGCAAGTTCAGCACGGCTCTCTTTGCCGCCACTATCCACCTCCGTGAATGTGGCAATGACTTTGTATTCATCAGCTAGGTAGTTGTCGAGGTAGAGTTGCACATCACGCTCCTGCGCTTCTAAGCCCAGCCCTGACGCAGCCTGACTTGTAGTGGATACACGGAAGTACCGAACAAAGCTTTGCATGACGAACGCCTCTCTCATTGCCTCTGAGATACAGTTTGGCAGAAGATATGTAAAATATCAACGGTCATTCACATTACATATGCTATCTTTTATTGTTGTTTCTTTGGTGGGAACAATGATGCTTGGCTTAGACGGAGGGGGCGGGCGTGGGCCACTGGGGGTGCGGTGGGTATATGTATATGCGCTTTCACACAGATGCTGTCTCTGGGTGGGAGAGCTTAAGCAGCCCAAAACAAAAGAGGCTGAGCCACATAAGCCCAGCCTTAGAGTTTGTACATTTGCTTCGGGAGAAGAAATGTTACTCCCTGTACGCTGCAGCTGAGCAGGTGGATCATTCAGGATGCAAACTTATCGTAGTAATCCTGCAGCGAAGTGCCTAGCTCATCAGACGGATTATATTCACCTTCAGATTGCACAAACCTGCGCATACCGCCCTTACCACCAAGATGAGCCACCGCACGAAGGCCATCACGATTATAGCCATCTGTGTCCAGGCCAAGCCCATCAATGGTCTTATCAATATCTGCGATATGCCATGCTGCTACCTTGTCCTGCAGTGTGCTATTAGCTTTGAACTCATCTTGCGTAAACGAAGAGCCAGTGGCTGCCTTATAATCCTGCAACCTAGCATCACCAAACTGCAACGCACCCACGAAACGTCTTCCGTCTGCAATAGTGATCTCAGCATTACTATCACCGCCACTTTCGCTTTGGGTCAGTTGTTCAAAGAAATTAGCGTTCGTTTGTTGTGGTTCTTCGGGCGCTATCTGCATTTCAGGACTATCATAGAGTGAGATAGCTGTATCAACCTGTGATGACCGATCTGACTGCGGTACAAACTGTAATGGTGCCGTCTCGTCCAAGAGTTCGGCAATCAACTGTCGCTTGGCAATATCCATTCTCGCATACATCTGCGCCAGAAGATCAGCATAGCCCATACTGTAATCACCAGCAGCTACTTTAAATTCCATTGCCAATTTGACCATCTTCGCTGTGTTAAGAAGCATGTCTCGCTGCGCTTGTGTCAGCGCCTGCAGCCTATCTTCAAGTGTTTGAGATCCACCATTCGGCGCTAGGGCATCTCTAAAAGCGTCTAATATCTCGTTGCGCTGAGTTGTTTGTGCAGCCTGTGGCTGCATTAAGCCTGTATCGGGCATGTTGGATTCCTTTGTGTTGGACGGTTGGTGTTTTGTCACGCTTTCTCAGAAGCTATAACTTTTTGATTGGATGGTTTTATTACTGACAGATATTACATATAAGTCGTTTATTATCAGTGTTTTGAGCTTATGTATTGTCTGGATCATGGCATGCACTGTACACCACAATTCGTGGACGTTTTGTTGCAAATGCTGCATTGCAGCATAAGCTATTCCACCATGATCCACCCATCTTGCACACTACTTTTCTTGCCAGAATGATGTGGGTTGTCAGGGTCCCTGCGCTTGAAGAGCGTGTAGCTTACTTCGCTCCATTTGTTGTTTTCGGGGACTAGGCTTTTATGGATCCACATATTGCTTGGGCTAGAACCCTCTGTCCATCGGCGTTTTATCCTAGTGAAGCCAGAGCCGATTAATGTCTGTTTTGCATCTGATTGCTTCATTTGCCATTCGGACACCACGCTGTCTAAGGCGAACACGCATTCAGAATAACGGAAGGTTATTTCCATGGATGCTTGGGTGACCCTATCTTCGCTTGCTGTGTTGACCTCCATTATTTCCTGTTTTGCTTCCGTGTCCGGTGGGAATCTAAAGTTGAAGGCTTCAATGTTGAGGCTGTGAAGATAGTTTGACATTTCCTGCAAGCCTCCTTGTTGTTCGAGCCATGTTGTTAAATTGCCAAAGAACGCCTTTGTTTCATCAGGGCTGTTTAGGTGCGTGGAATAAACGGGAACAAAGTAGCGCCTGTCGTTTTGCTCTATCTTAATGGGATCAACCACGTTTGAGGACGCCACGATATTGAAATATTTATTTGCGATGTAAGGCTGCTGATACTTTGCTTCCACTCGTGTTTGGCTCTCAGTTATGAGTTTCTTCATCTTTTCGCCTGATCTGCCACGGCTGTCATTGATCTCCTCAATATGAACCACGGTGCAGTTGTAGAGGTCTGCAATGAACTGCTTTTGGACATCCGCCAAGGTAACTGCGGCGAAGTTGTTCTCGCCAATGAGTGGCTTCAGGATATTGTCCATCCAATAGCCTTTGCCTGTTCCATGCTCCCCTCTGAGCAGTAAACAAAATAATGGTGGTTGATCTGGCTGCTGGATGCGTTGGGCTATTAGTGCCTCGAAGAATACCTGCTGGAGCAGCGTTTCACCCTGCGCTGTCGAACAGATCTGATCTCTAGGCATTAGCCTATCAAGATATGCTTGCCATCTAGCGGGTCTGACCGTTGTTGCACTTTCATATGCCACGTAACGAGATGGCATATATGCGTTGCGGAACTGAGTGCCCTCCACGACAAAGAACGGATCATCTGTTGCGGGGTTGTATCTGGTTCCAGCGGTTGTCGGGATGTAGTGTATTGCCCACTCCTGAATGCAAGGGTGCAGTTCATCGCCGAACAAGCGTAACAAAGTGTTATGAACCTCTGCCGCTGGAATAAAGTCATCTGGCCGTCCATCACCGTATCTGCGCTTGATCTGCAGCTGCGTGCCTTGCGGTACTTTATAAAACATGGACTTCAGGAAGCGCCATTGCTCATGGAAGGTGAACGGGTTGTATTCAAACCCGTGTCTAGTTTGAGCTGCTATCTCACTGTCAAAACCACGAGTGATAGACCTTGGTTTAGCCGCTTTGTTCTGATCGTTAGCTTCGTGCCAAAGGGCATCACTGTTGATTGTCTGAGTGGTTAGCATTGTCTGCTCCATTAATTATCTGTTCAATCGCTTCACTCAGATTCAAGCCTGTAATAGCTGAACGCTCCGCCGCTTTTGCGAGTGCGCTAGGTCTGAGATAGATGCGGATCTGTTGTTTATGTTGCTCTGGCATTGCCGTGCCTCCTTTGTGCCAACCGTGCCATCTCCGTTCCAAGTTAAGCAGGACGCTGGAACGCTTTAAGTTGCGGTTTTTGAATGAACTTAAGTGTTGCCGTTCCACCGTTCCAGAACTTGGGGACATTTCCTCACTACTGAATCGTCTTCTGAAACAGCTCACCTATGTGCAGCGCACCCTTTGCAATAGCTCCACCATTGGCAGGCACTAAAATGCCTTGCTCAACAGCATTATCTAGCCATCGTATTAAGACTGTGGTGACGCCCATGTCGTGCAGCGTTGATTGTTTGCGACTGCGCAGATCGACTGTCGTATCTTGCTCCAGCGCTGCCACAAGCATCCCGCTAAAACGGACATGATGATGTGAATTAACCGATGCTCTGCGTATTGGTATCACCCCTGCAGAACGCAGAAACGATAAGGCTTTCTCTGTTTTCTCGTTAAATGCCAAATCGTTTTGCTCAAACATTTGATCAGCCGCTCTGATCAGTAAGACACAATCCATCAGATCACACTCCCACTTGTATTGGCGCTGTTCTCGTGGAGTTCTTTCGTTAGGGCGATCCAATCTTCTAAGCCCATCACAATCAATGGATCGTAGCCCTTCTGCTGAATTACAGCCACAGGGGTGATCTGCTCCACGGAGGGTAGTGCCTCTGCCTGTCGTGCCGCTTGCTGATAAGCGTCATACACATTCGACAGCCCAGATGTTTTCCATTTAGCCTCAATACTGACTGGAATCGCTCCACGTGCTTCGGCGGATAAGATCTTAATGTCCTCACCGTGTGCGCTCATTGGCGTAGACTCAATGTCCTCAGCATATTGAGGGAAGGCTGCTCTAAGTTTGGCAGCAACGTCCATCTGTAGCGTTTCGCCTTTCTCTTTACGTGCATTGCTCTCTTCGGTGGTGGTGATCATGGCGAGACCTCCAGAAAAGGCATTTCGTACTGATCGAAGAAAGCGTTACCCATCAGCTTCTGCTCTTGGCGCATTTGATGCTGCAGCTTCGGTGTATAGAATAAGTCTGGCTGAGTGCGGCGAATGGATTGATAGTAGTCAAAGCGAGTTTTCATGCTCGGATCCTTTTGAATCAGAGACACAGCTCCTCAAAGCGAAGAGCGCACCTCAGGTCTATGTTTTGGGGATCTCGATGCTTACTCAATGGTCACCTGGCCATCCTTGAGTGCGTACAGATTTATGATCAAGCTAGGGCAATCTGGTAAATGCCTTTTCCCATCGTGACTTGATGAGTATAGTTTTACAGAACTGGAGAACTTTGTCAAGTGCTATCTCCAAATATCGACAATACTATGGACAATACTTATGTGTAATTAATACGGAGCTTCTTGAAGCGATTTTGATATAATATTATTTAATTACAATATTATAACTCTTTTCTCTGAGGGAGCTTATATATTTAAAAGAGAGTTCGAGCCTCTCACGACCCACCATATAACCCCTTGATATAAAATAAATGCATTTATTTACATTGAGTTATTGATGTTCTGGACAATACTATAGACAATACTTTTGGTTGTTTCTAAACTATTTGTATGTTCAGAAATGCAAATAATAATTCTTACACATATCCTGTAGCCAGACTGAATCACATCAAAGGCAAGTGGTACGTTATCGTCAGCGTCCCTGCGCATTTGCGGCATCTATTCAAAAACCAAAGAGATCTACGCCGCTCCACTGGTACAGACGATGAGACTTTTGCTAAGCGCAAACAACATGCCCTTGCTCAAGAGATATACGATCTGTTTGACCAGCGGCAACGGGAAGAAAAGGTCAAGCATTTTAAAGTCACTGATGCTTTTGCGGCGGATGCTATCTTTAGTTTGGCGACTGTCTTCAAGCACCGTAACATACCGGACTTGAGGTCCAGTACTGACTACCACATTTTGTCTGCGTTTAAGCAGAGCTGTGACACCTATGCTGGTATTATTCTCAATCAGGCAGTACCGGAGGAATTATCAGAGCTAACTGAACTTATTGTGGGCGGTTTGTCCCTTGAAGAGATACGTGAACGCATCAGTTCCTTGAACTCTAAGTCTCAGTATTCGATGGCAGATAAGGGTGTAGCTGCTCGTTACACGATGGAGCCCGTTCACACTTTTTGGCAGGATCTATTGATCAGTGCTGCACGGGAGCAAGATCTACCAGAACCAACGGTTGAGCCGTTCACAGGCCCAAAAACGGACTTAGCTTTGATAAAGGGGCAAATACAAATAGATCACCCATCGCTGCGGCGGCTGACAAATGAGCCCGTGGAACTTATCAGTAGGCCAGCACGAATAGCTCCAACGGAGGCTCTGACCTATAGCTCTGTGATGCCTGAATATCTTGAGCGTGTTGAGCGAGATACCCCGCTTGAAGATACGAAAAGAAAGAAGAAGCGCTGGGCCAAACAATTCCTAGACGTGATGGGTGACTTGGAGATAGCAGCCATCAAACCCAAACATGCCTATGATTATCTGGATAGGATACTGGCTGAGAATCCTGATCGCTCTAACAAAACATTGCGGGATTACATTTGGGGTGTGCAGGATCTGCTCAAATACTGTGTGCAGCGGGACTATATCCAGTCCAATCCATTCCGTGACCTAGATCTCAAGCCATATGGCGAACAGCCAGAAGAAACATATCCGTTTGAAAAGTCTGAACTAAAAACCATCTTTGCTCATGACTGGAACCCTCAAGACAGGCTTTTGCTTTCAATCCTAGTCACCACTGGTATGCGTCCCTCTGAGGCTGGGAACTTAACGTGGGAACGCTTTAACGACACGGAGCACGAGGCTTCCAACACCCAGGACAAGCGCCCC